CTTAGTCTATTCGACAACTTTAATCAACTAACACCATATGCTGTAGGTTTTGAGCGACAGTTTAATCGTCTAAACGATTATGTTAAACATCAACAACAATCTACAGGCTTTCCACCTTACAATATTCAAAAGGTAGAAGACTTCAAATATACTATTGAACTAGCTCTTGCTGGATTCAGTAAAGATGATATTGAAGTAGAAGTCGCAGATGGTGTACTTACAGTTCGTTCTGTAAAAGAAACAGATAATGAATCTGATGAGTGGACACTACATAGAGGAATCTCTTATAGAAAGTTCAATCGTAAGTTTACACTTTCTGATGATGTTGTAGTTAATGATGCTAAGTTAGAGAACGGACTCTTGACAATCGAATTAGAACAGATTGTTCCAGAGGAAAAGAAACCTAGACTCATTAAAATTAAGTAAAATAAAAGTAAAGATAGGGTTGACAAAACCCTATCTTTATGTCATAATGATTATATTGAATTAGGAGATATATTATGGGATTGAAAGTATACGACCTACCGCCTGGTGGTCTAGAAGATGGTGCAGTTGCAATACCATCAAAAGATGTAACTTTTACTTGGACATACAATCAAGAAGAATTAGATAAAACTGAACCTCTACCAAAAGATATACAAATTATTAAAAAGACTGAACCAGATGCTTCAGAAGATGAAGTTATTCTTTTGGCAAAACAAAAAAGATATAGAAAAACTAAAACTATAGAAATGAGAAAACAATATGAAGAATATGAAAAAGAAGGCAAGTTAGAAGAACTACCTTTAGATAATATCTTCAATCCAAAATTTCAACCAGCGCCTCCACCATCTGAAAATGGTATGTCAATTGTAATGCGACCACAGGCTGCAGTTCACATGATGAAAGTTGAAATACCTCTAGAAGCAATTGATGAACTTAACACTCACATTGAAGAAGAATTAGATGGTGCAGTTGACTTTTCAGATAAGTTAGTTGGTCAAATCAATCGTTGTGAAAAATCAGCACAAATTCAATTTGATCTGAATGACGAAGTTGGAAAATCATTTTCAACTGTATTAGAAAAACTTGCAGTAACATATATGAAGAATGTTACTACAGAAGATTATGATGCAGTAGTAAATGATGCTTGGACAGTTCATAGTTATGAGGGTGATTATAATCCTCTACACGATCATGGAACTGAAACACCAATTGGTTTGTCTTGCATTTTGTATCTGAAAGTTCCAGAACAGATTGCAAGTTTACCTAACCCTACTGAAGAATTTGGTGGATTAAATTCTTCAAGTGGTGCAGTAGATGGATTTACATATTTTACTTGGGGTACTAATGGTATGCGAGATGTAAATATGTTAAGACCAGCCACAGAAGAATATGTTAAACCAGAAGTAGGAACTTTGATTATGTTTCCATCATGGTTAAGACATTCTGTGAATCCATTTTTTGGAGATGGAGAAAGAAGAACTTTCTCTGCAAATATTAATATTATGAAGAAAGTGATAAATGATAATGAAGAAACAAATTGACTACAAATATGATGAAGATAAAGCTTTAACAGAGTTAAAAACTTATATTGATAACACCTATAATGAACACTATAGTAAGAATAAGTTTCAGGCAACTGAATTTATTATTGATGGTGGTCATGGTGAGGGTTTTTGTATTGGTAACATATTAAAATATGCACAACGATACGGAAAGAAGAACGGCAAGGATAGAAAAGACTTGTTAAAAGTAATACATTATGGTATAATAGCATTGTACACAAATAAACTGGAGAAACTAAATAATGAAACTAAGTAGTAACACAACTTCTGTATTGAAGAACTTTGCAACAATTAATCAAAATCTTGTGATTAAAGAAGGCAACACAATCGCAACCATGTCTGCAATGAAAAACATTGTTGCAAAGGCTGAGGTAGAAGAAACCTTTCCTCAAGAAATTGCAATCTATGATTTAAATGAATTTCTAGGTGCATTGTCTTTATTCAGTAGTCCTATTCTTGATTTCAATGACAGTTATGTTGTGATAAGTGAAGAAACAAAACCTACAACTAAGATGAAGTATTTCTATTCTGATCCATCTGTAGTTACAAGTCCTAGTAAGATGATTACTATGCCTTCTGAAGAAGTCAAGTTTACTATGAGTAATGATGACTTGTCTAAACTCAAACGTGCTGCTGGTGCAATCGGTGCTCCAGACATGGTTCTAGAAAGAAAAGAGGGTACTTCTTCTATTACAGTAAAAGATAAAAAGAATGATACTGCAAATAATTATTCTTTAGATGTTGATACAAATGGTGAGGGTGAATTTAATTTCTTCTTCAAAGTAGAAAACATGAAGTTACTTGATGGTACTTATGATGTAGAGATTTCATCTAAAAATATCAGTCACTATAAGAATAAGAGTTTCGATATTGAATATTGGATTGCACTTGAGCCTGAATCAACTTACAAAGTTTAAGTTGAAAGGATTATATTATGGAAACTTTTTTGTGGGTCGAGAAATATCGACCAACTAGAATTAATGATTGTATTTTGCCAGATGAACTGAAAAAGACTTTCGGTTTATTTGTGCAAGATAAACATATACCAAACATGATTTTATCTGGTGGGCCTGGTGTAGGTAAAACTACAGTTGCAAAGGCAATGTTAGATGAAATCGGTGCAACTTATATGATGATAAATGGTTCTGAAGAATCTGGTATTGATGTACTTAGAACTAAAATCAAAAACTTTGCATCTACTGTTTCACTTGAGGGTGGTAGAAAGTATCTCATCATAGATGAGGCAGATTATCTAAATCCTCAATCAACTCAACCAGCACTTCGTGGGTTCATGGAAGAATTTCATAAGAACTGTGGATTTATTCTTACTTGTAATTATAAGAACAGATTGATACCACCACTTCATTCTAGATGTTCTGTCGTAGATTTTATTATTCCTAATAGTCAGAAACCTAAACTTGCATCTAGATTTTTTGCAAGAGTTGGAGATATTCTAAATAGTGAGAACGTAAAGTTTGAACCTAAAGCTGTTGCAGAACTTATGAACAAGTTCTTTCCAGATTGGAGAAGGGTTCTTAATGAACTACAAAGATACTCTGCATCTGGTCAGATAGATGCTGGTGTACTCGTCAATATATCGGAGTCAAATATAAATGAACTTATGCAATCACTTAAAGACAAAGAGTTTACCAATGTTCGTAAATGGATTGTCCACAATCTTGATAATGATGCAGTTCGTATTTTTCGCCGTATTTACGATTCCCTTTATGATAATCTGGATGGTTCTTCTATTCCCCATGCTGTTGTTATACTTGCTGAATATCAATACAAAGCCGCATTTGTTTCTGACCAAGAAATAAATCTACTTGCTTGTATGACAGAAATAATGGGTCAGGTAAAATTCAAATGACATATTTTGATGACAAAAATTCATGGGATTGGGAGACTTATCAATGGAATCAAGTTTTTTCACCAGATCAGATAAAAAAAATTAATCAAACAATAGAACATACTTACTCTACTATAGAAAATAAAACAGATGGTACTAAATGGAAAAAAGTATCAACTGTAAAGAATGTTGCTTATGGTTTAATAAAACACTTAATTAAACCAATTGTTGATGATGCTTATACTGTAGCTCATATGGATTTCGGATACAATGTATTTAAGGCACAAGATAGTTTATTATTAAATCATAACACTTATGATTCAAAAGATAAATCTGATTATGATTGGCATACCGATAAGTCTTTAAAACCAGTTATTGATATTAAACTAACATTGTTGATTAATTTATCAGAAGAACCATTTGAGGGTGGAGAGTTTCAAATATTTAACTCACAAAAAGAAAAAACTATTGATTTTTATTCTCAGCCTGGAACTGCATTTATGTTTAAATCTAATATACTTCATAGAGTTTTACCATTAACTTCTGGTATAAGAAAATCTCTTACAGTTTTTTTACAAGGGCCTAGATTTCAATGAGTTACGAACTAAAGATTAATTTTCTTGAAAACATAAATGCAAATGATAAATCTCATTCTGGTAAAACTTTGATTGACCATCTTGTAGGTGTGCATGATATATTAAAAGAATGGGATGCACCACAATATCTTCAAGATGCTGGTTTGTTTCATTCTGTATATGGAACTGTTGTGTTTAAACATCAAAGTACAAATGATAGAGATGCTGTAAAAAAGTTGATTGGAGAACAATCAGAAGACCTTGTGTGGAAGTTTTGTAATTTAACTTTACCAAGATATCAAAATATAACATCACAATTTGATGGTCAAATAAAAGATGATTTGATTTTATTAGATAAAGCAAATAGTTTGGAACAGTCTGGTAGAAAGAAAAAACTAGCTCCTATGATGAGTTGGAAAGAGGCATATGATGTATGAACTAAAAGATTATCTAAATGCAATCAACCATGAAAAGAAGAATCTAATGGATACAGATGATGAGATGTGGGAAAAGAAATACCCACCTTTCATTGTCAATAA